GTAAGATTGCATCTTCTCTTTTAGATGAAGGTGTAATGTTGGGTGTTTCTTCTCGTGGAGTTGGTTCACTCAAAATGACAAACGAAGGTCATAAAGTTGTCGGTGAAGATTTCATGTTAGCAACTGCTGCTGATATCGTCGCTGACCCTTCCGCTCCTGATGCATTTGTATCTGGAATCATGGAAGGTAAAGAGTGGGTTTGGGAAGGAGGTATCCTTCGTGAACAACTCGCTGAAAGAACTGAGAAGAGAATTAACACCCTCGTCGATCAAAAAAGACTCGAAGAGCACAAGTTAAATCTGTTCCAAGAGTTTCTTTCAAATCTATAATTTATAAATAAATACAGATTATACTAAGGTAATCGGAGAGTACAAATGTCCAGTGGTAACGATTTACAAGAAATGGAAGTAGGCACTACACAATCCAAAACCGCAGTAAACGCAGGTGCTAAGCCAGCTGAACCAATGGTAAAACCATCTGGTGCTGCTGTCGAAGACCTCGGCGGTCCTACTCCAGAAAATAGCAAGCCAGATGATGACTCTAATAAAGTCAAAGAACCTGGTGCAACCCTTAAGCAAGTTAAGGACGTTGTAAATGCTAAGGCAAAGCCTGCAGAGCCTATGGCTGCTGCAATGAAGGAAGAGGAAGTTGAGACGGAAGTCGAAGCTGACCAGGAAGTAGTTGCTGAAGCTGAAGAGGAAGTTACCTCTGAAGTTGAAGAGGTTGTATCCGAAGAAGAGACTACCGAAGAGGAAGTCGTTTCTGAAGAAGAAACTTCTGAAGACGAAGTTGTTGTAGAGTACAACGTCGAAGAAGATGTTGAAGCACTACTTCAAGGCGAAGAACTCTCCGAAGAGTTTAGAGAGAAGGCTAAGACCATTTTCGAGGCTGCTCTCCACGCTAAAGCCAAAGAAATCCAGACCTCTCTGGAAGAGCAGTATGCTACTGCACTTGCAGAAGAAGTTGAAGAAATCAAAGTCGCTCTGACCGAACGTGTTGATTCATACCTTGAGTATGTTTCTTCCGAATGGTTAGAAGAGAATGCTCTCGCTGTTGAGAGTGGTCTTAAGACTGAGATCACCGAGTCCTTCATGGATGGCATGAAGACACTCTTTGAAGAACATTATGTATCAATGCCTGAAGAAAAATATGATGTACTAGAGAGCATGGTACAGAAACTAGATGATATGGAGACGAAACTCAACGAGCAGATCGAGCGCAATATTGCACTCAATGGTAAGCTCTCCGAGAGTTCTGCTGACAGAATTTTCGGTCAAGTTGCTGAAGGTCTCGCAATCTCCCAAAAGGATAAGTTTGCAACCCTCGCAGAAAGTGTTGAGTTTGAGAGTGAAGAGAACTATAGAGAGAAACTAGAAACTCTGAAGAAGTCTTACTTCTCTGAGCATGCTAGTGCTCCTGCTGACGAAACGGAAAATCTAACCGAAGAGGCAGATTTCAGCGAAGAGACCAAAGTGTCTTCTACAATGGACGCCTATCTGAAAGCACTTTCCAACGTTACTAACAAGTGAGTTTTAGATAATACTCAAACCGCAGCTAAACAACACACCTACGAGGTTTAAAAGTTAAAATGGACCAAAATACCCAACAATTAATGGAGAAGTGGGCTCCAATCCTGGACTATGAAGGTGCAGGTGAAATCAAGGATGCTCACCGCCGTGCAGTTACCGCACAACTTCTAGAGAACCAAGAGCGCGAAGCACATGAACAGGCTAGCTTCCTCGGAGAGGCAGCACCTGCTAACTCTGGTCACGCTCCTGCAGGATCCAACGTTGATGGATTCGACCCTGTTCTGATCTCCCTGATCAGACGCTCCATGCCTAACCTCATCGCATACGACGTATGTGGTGTTCAGCCAATGTCTGGTCCTACTGGACTGATCTTCGCAATGCGCTCCCGCCGCGATGGTCAGACTGGTGCTGAGACCTTCTATGATGAAGTAGATTCCACCTTCTCTGCACAGAACAACAGCCGTGACCTCACTGGCGGTTTCACTGGTGCTGCAGTTGGTATGGGTACTACCAACCAAGACGGAACCAACCCTGGTGTTCTGAACCCAACTGGTTCTGCTGATCAGACCGCATATAACGTCGGTCAAGGTATGTCTACTGCTGAGGCAGAGGCACTCGGAGATGCAGCTGCAAATGCATTCAACCAGATGGCATTCTCGATCGAGAAAGTCACCGTAACCGCTAAGTCTAGAGCACTGAAGGCAGAATACAGCCTTGAGCTTGCACAAGACCTGAAGGCGATCCATGGTCTGAACGCTGAGGCTGAACTCGCAAACATTCTCTCCACCGAGATTCTTGCTGAGATCAACCGCGAAGTCATCAGAACCATCTACAAGACCGCTGAGCAGGGTGCAACCGCTAACGTTGCAAACGCAGGTACTTTCGACCTCGACGTTGACTCTAACGGACGTTGGAGTGTTGAGAAGTTCAAGGGTCTTCTGTTCCAAATCGAGCGCGATGCCAACGCAATCGCACAAAGAACTCGTCGCGGAAAGGGCAACACCATCATCTGCTCTGCTGATGTTGCGTCTGCTCTAACCATGGCTGGTGTTCTCGATTACACCCCTGCACTCAACGCTAACCTGAACGTTGATGACACTGGTAACACCTTCGCTGGTGTTCTCCAAGGTAAGTATCGCGTCTACATCGATCCTTATGCTGCAAACGTAGACTCCAACCAGTACTACGTTGTTGGTTATAAGGGTTCTAGCGCATACGACGCAGGTCTCTTCTACTGCCCATATGTACCTCTCCAGATGGTACGTGCAGTTGGACAAGACACCTTCCAGCCCAAGATTGGCTTCAAGACCCGCTATGGTATTGTTGCTAACCCATTCGCAGAAGGTACCAACGCAGGTCTCGGCGCTCTTAACGTCAACGCTAACCGCTACTATCGTCGCGTCAAGGTTGCTAACCTTATGTGATCGATACCCTTTAAGGGAAACAAAAAGAGGTGGGTCTTCGGACCCCCCTTTTTTTATGTCTATATAATTTGTTAGGACGTACTTACCCATTTATGAATGGGTAACTATATCCTCTACATTAAATGAAATGACTAAACTATTCGTTCTTCCCCTAATGGTTGTTACTCTCGCATCCATCACTGGAGGTACTGCTGCTGAAGCAAAAGGTTGGAGGTCTAATCGCCCTGGTGGGCGTCCTGGAACCATTCATCGTCCAAAGAAACGTTGCACATTCAAACGTCCATGTTCACGAATGCCTGAACTTCCCGATTTTGGTACTCCAATGCCTAGAGGTGGATTCCGTTGATATACAGAGACCCTACGGGGTCTCTTTTTTTATGTCTAAATATAGAAAAGGATAGTAATTTCCAATGAAACCAACTCCAAGACAAAGCAAAGAAATTCATGAGAACTACGAGAAAGTAGTTGATCATCTTATTTCTGAAGGATATGCAGAAGACAAAGAATCTGCAGATTCCATCATCAATGGAATGAGTGAATCCTGGTACAACCTAATCATCTCTGAATGATAAATGATTGATCCGTTTTATAAGCAAGTTGCCAATAGAAACTTCCTAGCAACAACTGGGTTTAAGTTTACATTGGCACGAGCACCGAAAGCCGACTTTTTCTCCAATCAGGTAAACATTCCTGGATTTAGTCTTGGGGTTGCGATTCAACCAACGTACCTCAAGAATATTCCTGTACCTGGAGATAAGTTGGAGTTCAATGACTTCACAATGAGATTCATGATTGATGAGGATCTTGTCAATTACAATGTAATTTCAAACTGGATGAGAGGTCTTGGTTATCCAGAGAACGTCAAAGAATACTCGGATTGGATCTACGACGACCATAGAGGTAACATCAACAACGATCCAAACATCTCGGATGGATCACTAATTGTCTATAATAGTAACTTCCAACCGACTCTAACTTGCAAATTCCAAGGAATGTTCCCAACTTCCTTATCTGATATTGAATTTGATGCAAGTGCTACCGATGAAGCGTATGCGACTGCATCTGTAACCTTTAAGTATGTAATTTATGACCTCCTTGAATATGAATCTTGATGAAATTCAAAAACTATGGGAAGAAGACTCAAAAATAGATGAAGACAATCTCCACACAGAATCTACAAAGATTCCAAGTCTTCATGCAAAATATTATCGTCTCTTCAATACTATCCTGACTCTGAAGAAAGCTCAGGAAAATAAGTACAAGATTTTAAGAAAAGAAAAGTGGCAATACTACACAGGGAAAGCAGAACCCGATGTGTATATTGAGAAACCCTTTGATCATAAGGTTCTAAAGAATGACCTAGACAAATATCTTGATGCAGATGAAGATCTGATCAGGTGTCAAACCAAGATGGAATACTACCAGATGATGTTGAATTATCTGGATAGCATTATCAAAACTATCTTAAATAGAACATACCAGTTGAAAAATGCCATTGAATGGCAGAAATTTATTAGAGGATATGACTGATATTGTAATTGCAAAGAAGAACGAAGTATTTCTGAAACTGAAGGCAGAACCTCATATTTTTCAGGAATTATCTGAACACTTTACTTTTGATGTACCAGGGGCAAAGTTTATGCCTCAGTACAGAAGTAAGTATTGGGATGGAAAAATTAGATTATTCTCTACTCACACGGGAGAGATCTATGTCGGTCTTCTCGACAAGGTAGTTTCTTGGGCAAAAAGATACGATTACAATATTGAGTTTGAAAATAATAAGTTCTACGGAACTCCTTTAGAAGAGAATGAAATGATTTCTCGTGAAGGAGTCAAAGATTATATGACCAGAATCTCAAAACACAAACCAAGAGATTATCAGGTCGATGCAGTTTATGATGCACTTAGATATAATCGCAAGTTGTTAATCTCTCCAACTGCGTCAGGTAAGTCATTGATGATTTACTCTGTTGTTAGATATTTTGCAGAGAGAAATCAAAAGACCCTTCTAGTTGTTCCTACAACGTCTTTGGTTGAACAGATGTTCAAGGACTTCCAAGACTATGGATGGAATGCAGAGGATTACTGCCACCGCATCTACAGCGGTCGTGAGAAGACGAATGAGTTCCCTGTAGTGATTACCACCTGGCAGTCCATCTATAAACTGCCTAGAGGATTCTACGATGCATTCGATGTAGTCATTGGTGATGAAGCACACCAGTTCAAATCAAAGTCTCTGGTCAATATCATGACCAAACTTGCAGATGCAAAATATCGTTTTGGTTTCACAGGAACTCTCGACGGAACACAAACACATAAATGGGTTCTAGAAGGATTGTTTGGTCCATCTTATAAAGTTACTCAGACAAAAGAACTTATTGATAAAGGGCATCTATCCAAACTACAAATCAAGATTATCATCTTGAAACACAATCCTCAGGAGTTTGAAGCTTTTGAAGATGAAGTTCAATTCATCATTCAACATCAAAAACGAAATAACTTTATCAAGAATCTTGCATTAGATCTGAAGGGTAATACTCTTGTCCTTTTCCAAAGAGTAGAAACTCATGGACAACCTTTATACGAATCGATAAATAGTTCTGTGAAGGATGGAAGAAAAGTATTTTACGTTCATGGAGGAGTGGACGCAGAAGAAAGGGAATATATCAGAGCAATCACAGAAAAGGAAAACAATGCAATCATTGTTGCATCTTACGGAACATTTTCCACAGGTATTAATATCAAGAACCTTCATAATGTGATCTTTGCTTCTCCATCCAAATCTAGAATTAGAAATCTGCAGAGTATTGGTAGAGTTCTCAGGAAGGGAGACAACAAAACACAAGCAGTTTTGTATGATATTGCTGATGATTGTACAAAAAATTCAAGAAAGAACTACACACTAAACCATTTGATTGAAAGAGTTAAGATCTATAATGAAGAGAACTTTAACTATGAATTCATTCAAGTAAACCTCAAAGAATAACTTATGGAAGAAGACTTCTATGCAGTAGTAAAATTAATATCTGGTGAAGAGATCTTTGCAATTGTCTGTCCTACATTTGAGGATGAAAGACAAATGTTGATTCTTAATAATCCAGTGACCATTGAAATTATTACAATGAAAAATATCGGAATGCAAGGTTATAAAATTGATCCTTGGTTACGATTTGCTGATGATGATACATTTCTACTGAGTATGGATAGAGTAATTACTATCAGTGAAGTCAGAGATGATGAAACGATCGAGATGTATCACAAATTCGTAAGACAACAAGAACAGAGAAATAGTGCTCCCCAACTCAAGAGTCAGCAAGGTTACGTAAATTCAGTAACCGATGCAAGAAAAATGTTTGAGAAACTCTATAACTCTAAAGAAGAAGAATCTAAAGATAATAGCTGATCTTTGAAACTCCACAGAGTAATTGTATCGATTATCAGAGGTGTTGTCAAGTCTTTCGGATAATGTTATAATTTGAACAACTTAGTATAAAAAGGACTCATGGAACCATGCAAAAACGTAAAAGATCCGAACATTATGTAAACAACAAAGAGTTTCTTGCAGCAATCATTGCTTACA